TCATAAGCTCTCTAAAGTTATTGTTTCTTTCAAGTTGGTGCTCATAAACTCGGCAAACTCGCTACCGTAAAGTTTACCCATTAGGTCAATGAATTTCTCTCGAAATGTCGCTTCAGTTGGGGAATAGTTTGAAAATAGCTTTTCAAAAGCTTTGTCACAGCTTTTTCCCAGTATACGCCCGAGTTCCTGAATTGGGTCATTGATTCTCTGATTGAAATATAATTCTATTATTTGATCGAAATTTATCTTGTACGTCAAGTAATGCCAGGGTTGCACAAACTCATCATAGCTATTATGAAAGCAATTATCAATCGTTTGCCAAACTAAGTAACAATCAAGTAACGTGCGCTTGAAGACCAAACCCACTAGCAATTCAGTTATGCCTTCAATGACAAAGTCAAAATTTGGGTAACATGGTTTCTTCGAAAACGCCGACCTGCTGTGCAAGGTTTCATGCATCAATGTATCCATGCACCACTTTTTATTGTCCAAGAATATTGTCCCGTTCTGGATATCATAGTAACCAGCTATATCAACTTCTGCAATGCCTACTAGATGGCCAAAGAAGTCAGAGTCCAACTCAATAACTTCACTAATGCTTTGGGTCTGCAACACTTCTTTTGTAATTGGGTCAATTATTTGACCCACGCTAGCGAACTGGGCGCGTTTTGTCTTTAGATGGAAGGCTTTTTCAATCAGATCTATTGCAATGCCGTGAAGTACAGCAGCATCTAAGTTACCGCCATAGATACGTTGAATTGTCTGAATCCCAGGGCAGCAGGTGTCCAAGCCATCCCTAAAGTGCATGATATACGTTTCTCGGTTTTTAACTGTTGCTAGTTTGCTCGCTAAGGCACGGTCGCGGCAATCAAGAAAAGTATTTTAGGAAGCACGATAATACACTATTTGGTTGTATAGTTGACTATACAAACTATGACGACAAGGCATTTTAGTTCTCATAGATACACAAGACTTATTAAGTGTATAGTCCACTATACAGAAAAATGGGAGTAGATTTAACCATGGAAACCGCACAAACATTGGACACTCGTAAATCTGATTATGAATATCTATTGAACAGATACTCGCAGAGCCTCAGTAAATATGACGTGCTTTCTTTGTTTAAGCAAATCAAGGATTGCATAGGTAATATGAGCGCTGCCACAAAAGAGATTGAAATAACTCGAAAGACCGTTTACGATTGGGAAAAGAGTACTGAAGATATTAAAGCTAGTACAAAGCGCAAAATTCTGCAGGCATGCTTAGAATCAAACTATTACAGCACGATTGAATTCCTCACCAGAAAGACTGAATTAGAACACAGAGAAGTTCTGCAACGATATATCAACTCTAGATGTGACCGACTAATGGGCATTGTCAACAAAGATGAATTTGAGAATGACTTACAGAGTTTCTCGAAATTTTTGAAAGATAATGCTGGATCAATCTCTGACCTTCGGGCGTTGAAACTGGAGCAAGCAATTAATGACATCAACAAGAAAGCAGACAGTCTAGGCGCAAGTAGAATCCAAGGCGCGGTAGAGTTCATGAATTCTAGGGTACTGTCTAAAAGGTTTATGATGCTTTTGGAAGCAATTACTCTCAAAACTATGCCAAAGGAGGATATGGCTAATCAGATAAAATTGCCAGCTGAATATATCGATGAAGCATGCAGAATTGCTAAATACATAGACCCAGTCTGGAATATGCAAGTGACCGAACTCGGAGGACCACTACGCATGCCCGTTAGCTCTAAACTTGTCGGGGTCCAATCGGTAAATTGTGTGCAAGAAGCACCTGATTTTTATTCTCTCAGAGCGCGGAGATATTAACATAGGGGATAAACATGTCTGAAAAAATTAAACTAAATATGCTGAAAAAAACTGAAGCTGGCCCTCCCTTGTTGTCAGACGCCGAGGCATTCAATAGAATACCCTCGGATAAAATCCCAGAGTTCTTGCAATGGTCAGCCGATGTACGCTTAAGTCAAAAACCAATTTCTTTTGAGGAGTGCGACAAATTAGCTTCTAAGTTCAAGTTAAAGACAGCGGACGATGTGCTTACAGCAGGAAGATTCGCCGGTCTTTTGTTAATAGACGCTTCGGAACTAAGTAACATTGGCGATTTGCGAGCCGACTTGGAATCACTTCATTTTGATAAAGAAAAAACTAACAAAATACTAAACGAATTGCCTGCACTGTGGGAAAAACTAGAACAGGCCTTAATGGAAGCGAGACTTGAAGCAATTCCGCTTCTCTCGTCTCTTCGTTGGCGAGTTGACGTCCGCTATGCAAGCAGTAACTACTTTAAGAAACCTGAGCCTATTGCAATTCTGCGAATCGGAACTTCTGACAGGGAAAAATCAAACCATATTCACCTTGAGCTTGACTTAGAGAGACTTTCCTGGCTAGAGTCAACAATTATTGAAATAAAGAACAAAATGCTTGAAGCGCAAATAGTATCCAAAAAAACATAATTCCGTCTATACGATTCACTATTCTTTCTCCCTCTTTTCGTCTTCTTCTTTAAGATGATGGAGCTAATACTCTATTGCGTGGCTGGCTTCCCTGAATCGTCGCCGCTCAATCTGCTCGTTAACCCAGGTCATAAGGTCTTTGCTGATTGTTACTGAGGTCGTGAAGATGTTAACGTTGTTGTGGCGTCTTTGTTCTGCGCCAGAAAACAACAACCGCAGAGCTGCTTACAGGTAATGTTAATTGTCGCGGTCTTGAGGCTGAGCTTCTGGAGTTGAGGCGGAAGTATGCGGAGTTGGCGAAAAAGTCCCAGGACACTGCGTCCTAAACAATTGTTTTCTGAGTGCGACAGGTTGCGTGAGGACGTTAACGTTTTTGAACAGCAGAGACTCAGCAAGGTTGAAACTCTTAAGACTGACCCGTTAGGGTTTTTTCGTCAAGTCTTAGGCGTTGAGCCGACCGACTATCAGAAAGAGTTGATTGAGCTTTTTCAGAAGAACCAGTTTGTGGCCGCCCGATGGTGCAGGCAGGCTGGAAAAAGCTTCACCGTTTCGGGCATGCTTTTGAATTATGCCATGGCTAACCCGAACGTTTACATCGGTGTTGTCGGCCCTTCTCTGCGTCAGACTAAACTAATCATTCGGCGAATCGGATATTTCGCCAATAAACTTCCATCTGACCCGAAGATTATCGTTCAAAGAACCAGGATAACCTGCGCTAACGGCAGCGTAATTGAAGCTTTCCCGAATAGCCCTGACACGATTAGGGGTCCCACCTTGCACGTGGTTTATGCGGACGAGTTTAATTTTATCCCGAACGCTGAAGACCTTTACGACGCCATCCTGTTTACGCTTGGGACAACCAACGGCAAATTCATCTGCACCAGCACGCCCTGGAACAGTGACAGCCTGTTCTGGAAAATCTGCAATCACGAGGATTTCAGCGATTTCGCAAGGCACCATGTAACCTGGGAGAGGGCGCAAGAGCCCAATGGGCCGCTTAAGCTTGGAATTCTTGAGAAGATTCGCAGGCAATTGCTTAACGACCCTGCGCGGTGGCGCCGTGAAATGGAAGCTGAATGGGCTGAGGACGAGGACGTTTGGCTCACTCAAAGTCTCATCGTTAGCTGTATTGACAGCGAACTCGTGCCTTATCCGTTTGAGTCGCAGCCTGCCAGCGGCGAATTTTTCGTCGGCGTTGATCTCGGGCAAAAACAAGACTACAGCGTTGTGGTTGTGATAGAGAAGCAGGGACACGTTTTGAGAGTAGTTCACGTTCACAGGTTTCCTCTACACACTGAATACGCCAGTGTGATCGGCTACGTTAAGAGCCTTCAGGACCGCTGGCGTGTAATTCGATCCGTCTACGTCGACTACACCGGTGTTGGAGTTGGCATCGTTGAGGACATGGTAAAGGGCGGAGTTCAAGGCGTCACCGGCGTAACATTCACGGTTAACTCTAAGGAAGACATGGCTAACATCTTGCGTGAGCGGATGCGTCTGGGCGAAGTGAAAATTTCCTACGTACCTGTTCGCAGCTCTGGCGACATCGACCTTACTGTCGAGTTAAACGTTGAAAGGTACATGCTTATGAAAACGGGGCATGTTGGGTTCAGTCATCCAGAAGGCACTCACGACGACGTTTTCTGGGCCTTGGCTCTTAGCTGCTATGGTGCGGTGCAGGCGCCTATGCCTGGTCGCGGCGCCGTGATGGCAGATTAAGAATAATGCCCAAAATATATAATAATGCTGTACCATTCCTTGTTTTCCGTCAGAATCTTTCGATTCTGTAGTGGCTATTTCATCCTTCAATGTTCTATCTTTGGAAAACGATATATGTTGTCCTGCCTTATTACACCATGGTAGGAACGGTAGATGAGTGTAAGAGACCAAGCAATTGAGAGAAGACGGGGGCTTATCAGAGATCTTGAAGTGGAAACAAATTCGCGGATAATTTGTTACTTTCTGGGCGATCGTCAAGGGTATCCTCAAGGAGTAATCCCAGATCTCGCCACCGCGATAGCGTCTGATGCGATCAGGCCTTTTTACGATCATTTGGAAGCGATTGGATACCAAGAAAGAATAGATCTTTTCTTGTACAGCCGAGGCGGCGATACAAACGTCCCGCTACGCCTAGTCCGGCTTATCAGGGAACATTGCAAGTACTTCTCGGTTCTGATTCCATTCAGGGCGCATAGTGCCGCTACAATGATTTGTCTAGGAGCAGACGAAATAGTGATGGGGAAGATGGGTGAGATAAGTCCAGTTGACCCTACAACCGCAAACGTCTTCAATCCAATAGATCCGCTTAACCCTGCAGGTAGATGGGCAATAAGCGTTGAGGACCTGACCGCCTACTTCACTCTGGCGAGAGACATTGCCAAGTTAGATACTGAAGAGAGTACTCAAGGGGTTTTCAAGGCCTTGACAGACAAGATAAATCCAATCGCCTTGGGCAACGTGCACCGTACTTACAACCTCATTCGAATACTTGTGCCCAAGCTACTTTGCCTTCACATGGACTCGACCAAAGTAAAAAACAAAGAAAAAATCGACAAAATAGTAGAGATCCTAACCGAGACTCTCTACACACACAGCTATCCCATCAGCAGAAAAGAAGCTCACGATATAATAGGTCTGAAAGTCGTAGAACCGCCTCAAAAAGTGGAGAACTTGATGTGGTCTCTATACAAGCAATATGAAATAGACCTGAAACTACTCCAGCCTTTCGACCCTGCTCAGATCCTACGTCAAAGTGGTCAACAATCTGCTAACTTCTCTGAAGAGACTGGAGTCATTGAGAGCGGTGCGAAGACACATTCTTTTATGCAAGAGGGAGAAATACTCCCACCTCCAACGTTACAGCAAATTCAACAAATACTGCAAATATTACCGCCTCAACTCCTGGTTCAAATGATACCACAACTAGTCCAATTGACCCAAAGTCTCTCTATGAATCCACCAGCCGTAAAGTTTACATCACAGCAATGGAGATAATATATCTAGAGGAAGAATCATTGAGCAACTCTGCAAAGCCTTCCGAAATTGTGGTTATTCCTAACTCCCAAGTTAGACGACTTTCTGCAGCTCATATCATAAAGGACGAACTTGTCCTAGTGGTGCCCAAAACATCTGTCTCATGCAAATATTCTATTGCGATCAAAGTCAATGAATAGAGCCCCGTGTCGGTATGGCCTTGGCTCTTCTCGCATTCTTTGTTAAAAGCAAACCAAGGCTCTGAAAAATTAGGCACTTCCTCCGTAATCAATCGTTTAAACGCTGTTTCGGATGAATATAGCCTTTGAAATATGGTAAATCCCTTGTCAGATAGAAAACCTACAGTAAATAGTTCGCCTTTTGACGCCTTGAAGTGTGTAGCTTCAATGTCAACTACTGTCCCTTGACGAGGCAAGCTCAAAGGGACTAATACTTTTTCCGATCCGACTTATCTCTCGTGGGTAACCTTGTTAGCTAAGTATCCAGCTAATGCCTTATAATTTTGCTCCTATAACAATTTTGGCACATATTACATACCTAACTTTTTAGGGCTTTTTATAAACTAGGTTTTGCGATTGATTTTTCCATTGCTCATCCATGTGGTTGCTTGCTTTAGACAAACGTGATGGCGGTCTATTGTATAAAGTGCTCACTAGGAGCATCTTAGGAAAGGTGTAGATTACGCTAAATTAGCAAAATTGCAATCATAGCATCTAGCACTCATATTAAAATTGTACAAATTTTATGGTGAATAAAAAAGGGTGAAAACTCAGGTATATAATATCCTGTAATATTGATGGTGATTTGGTTTGAGTTTTGTTGTTGATCGTGTTCGTAGGGGTTTGCGTTCTGTTAGGGCCGCGTTTAGTGCTCAGCGGGATGTGCCGCCAGCGGTCAGCAGGCAGCAGATTAAAGAGGATATCCCGGTTTCTTGGGAAAAAGACAATGTTCTCATGAATTACGTTAACAAGTACATGTTGAAGGGAGCGGGCGCCGGTTTTGTTACGCCTCCCTACACGGCGCAGTGGGATCTGGTCTGGGGCGCGACGCCGATTGAGGACCTGCCGAAGTACAAGGACCTGTACACTTTTACGCCGTACATTAAGGCGGCGATTGATGTCACCGTGAACTTGGCTATTTCGAACGGGTTCGTGTTGGACGGCGGCAAGGACGCTGTTCGCGAGTGGTTAACGGATTGGCTTGATGAGCAGAACATTCTGCATACATTGCGGGTTGCCGCGGCTGACATGCTGGTTTTCGGCAACGCTTACCTGGAGATTTGCCGCGACGAAGACACCGGCGCGGTCGCTTGGCTTAAGCCGCTCGACCCAGTTTATATGCGTCCCCGGCGCGATGCTTACGGCGAGGTTTTTGGGTATATTCAACTGTTAACTATGCCGCCTGTGGTTTTCACAGCCCAAGATATGATACCCTTGCGTTGGGGCGCTAAAAGTTGGTGGTACGAGTTTTCGTACGGTACCAGCTTGCTTAGGCCGCTGTTGAAGATTCAGGCGTTAATCAACCAGTTTGAGAATGACATGGCGGCTATTTGCCACACTTACACTAAGCCTATGCTTGTGGTGAAGGCTGGTACTCCTCAGAACCCTTTCAGCGACGCCCAGCTTCAATCATTGAAGGAGGCTTTTCAAACCCGTAGGCCTGGCACCGACGTGTTTATCCGCGGCGACGTGGAGGCTCAAGCGATTCAGAGCATGACTAAGGAGATCAACGTTGAGTTTTGGCTTAACTACCTCTACAAGGAGCGCGAAGCCGTCCTCGGCGTTCCCAAGATTTTTCTCGGCGAGAGCGAGGGCGCTAACCGGGCTACGGCTGACGTGGTGATGCAGGAGTATGTCACCCGGCTGCGCATGATTCAAGAGATCATCGGCGACTTGTTGGAGACCGTTCTGTTTAAGCAGCTTATCGATGAGGAGTTCGGTGAAGGGCAGGAGATTCCGCGTGTTAGGTGGAAGCCGATTTGGGAGGCTTCAGTCACTGTCTCGCCAGGCAACAGCAAAAACAGTATCATGTTGAACGCCGGGTTAGTTCTGGTTGGCACCAGCGGAACATGCACGCTTAACTGGTGGCGAAGCAACAGCGCTGGACAAACCGTCGTTGGGTTCCCCTACGTCTTCGGCGGCAGATCAGTAACTTCCGCAACTGCGTCAGAGTGGTTTGCCACGTGGGCTCTTGCGCTGCCGATGATTGATGCACCGTCGGTTTCCACGGCGATTACTTATAACTTGTACGCGAACGTTAACGCGGCTAACACGTGGAGCGTCAGCGGCTACCAACTAATAGCGAGTGAGGTGCCATGATCACAGCGTTATGGTTCGAATTGAAGAAGGGTAGGCGTAGAAAATGAGTTATCAGACTCCGACACTTGTTTCAGGGCAGTCGGGCAGAGGAACATGGAGTAGTGGGACAAGCATCTCGGTGACAATGGCTAAAACGCCCACTACTGGAAACATGTTGATTCTGACTTATGTTTTGAATGATAATGGTGCCACAACGGCATCTATTTCAAGCATAACTCAGTCAGGTGTCACATGGACAAACGCTACTGCTGACACGGCAACTGCGGGGGCCGACGCCGAAATCTGGTATGGTATCGTCGGTTCAAGTCCGTCTACTGGAATAACAGTAAATCTTAGTGCTACGCCAGATTCTCAGTCATGTGCGATTGCTGATGTTTACGAGTTCAGTGGTTTAGTTACGTCTAGTCCAGTTGACCAAACAAATAATACGGGCGCGGCGGTGCAGAGCAGTTCAGGAGTTACAAGCACATCAGCGAAAACAACACTGACTGAGGAATTGTGGATTGGTGTTGTAGGTGCAGCAGGAGGAGCTACTTTAACACAGTCCAATCCGTTAAACAGTTTCACGCTTCTTGATGGCGCATCATTCAACAATGGCAACAGCAGCTGTTACGCAAGCAACGGCTTCTTGTATTATGTTGCGTCGTCAGAAGCGCAGGCAAGTTCAGGAACAACAATTGCTGACTCACCTTACTATCAAGGTTGCATCGCCACTTTCTTCGCAGCCTCAAACGTTCCCGTGACTTACGCGCAACATTGGCTCTGGTGATAACGATGTCGTCTGCGAAGCCTCAACTCGTAATCATGGACGACATCGGCGGCTTTCATAATCGCGACTTAGACAAAAGCGTTCAGCGACTGGAAAACGCACAGTCATACCAGGACTTGTCAACAATCTGCGTTATTCCTGCGTTGAAGACTATGCCCAGCAAAGTTACGCAGTCATGGATGAGCATGATGACGCCGATGAACCAGAAGTTCATTCGCCTGTTCATCTACGACATGGAAGTCGGCGAAGCGTACAACGCGGCAATCAACTTTATCCTGAGCCATCCTGACCTTTCAAAGTGGAAGTACGTGCTCACGATGGAAACTGACAACATGCCCCCACCCGATGGCGTGCTCAAGCTTTACGAGGACATGAAGGATTATGACGTTGCCGGCGGTTTGTACTGGACGAAGGGCGAAGGCGGACAGCCCATGATTTACGGCAACCCCCACGCGATGCCGCTCAACTTTATCCCGCAGAAACCTATTCCGAACACGGTACAACCATGCATGGGACTGGGCATGGGCTTCGACCTGTTCAAACTCAGCATATTCAAAGACAAACGCTTAACACAACCCTTCTTTAAGACGCTGCAAGAGTATAATCCACAAGGCGGCGGTGTGCGAGCGTACACGCAAGACCTTTTCTTTTTTGAACGTATTCATCAACTGGGTTATAAAGTGGCGTGTGATACGAGAGTAAAAGTGGGTCATCTGGACTGGGAACGAGACATAGTTTGGTAAGAAAAAAATTAAAATAGGATAATTTTCACATACTCAGTTGTGTGTGAAAATAATGGCTGACAAGGAAATAGCCGAAAAACCACGCTTAACAAATGCTCAACGTGCTAAAATTTGGCGATTAAAAAATCTTGAACGTTTTAAAGCAACACAAAAAGCCTGCTATCTTAGGCGGCGAGAATATTATTGTGAGAAAGAACGGCGAAGATTCCGATTTAAGTTATATGGTGTAACAGAAGAACAATTTCAAACCTTGCTGAAAAAACAAAATGGGGTCTGCGCGATTTGTGGACGAAAACAAAGAAACGGCTATTCATTATGCATTGACCATAATCATAAAACTGGTGCAGTCAGAGGACTTTTATGCCTAAGTTGCAACACCATGCTAGGTTGGCTTCAGATGAATCGCTCAAATATAGAGAAATATCTGTCAGGATGCGAATAAATGGGTAAGAAACGCGCTGAAAAAGTTAAAAGTCAAGAAGAGCCTAAACCCGTTAAGTACGACATCGGCTGTGGGCAGCGGAAGCAGCCAGGATTCATCGGTGTTGACGCCGTTAAAATGGAAGGCGTAGACATCGTTTATGATCTTGAAAAGTACCCTTGGACGTTCGCCATTGATAATAGTGTTGACGAAGTTTACTGCAGCCACTACATTGAACACGTGAAAGAGATCCACAAGTTCATGGATGAGATTTACCGGATACTGAAAGTCGGCGGCAAATGCACGATTATCGCGCCTTATTGGTCAAGCGTGCGCTCAATGCAGGATCCCTTTCACGTCCGTCCAATCAGCGAGTGCACGTTCCTATACTATAATAAGGGCTGGCGCGGCGTGAACAAGCTTGACCATTACGGCATAAAAGCGGATTTCGACTTTGAATACGCTTACACATGGCACCCCGACTTCGTTAATAAAGCTGCTGAAGTAATGACTTTCGCTGCGGCACACTACGTTAACGCGATAACAGACATAACCGTATTTTTAACAAAGAGGAAACCCAAATGAGCCAAGCATCAGCAGAATTCAACAGCGCCTTTAACTGGCCTGAGTTTAACTCAATTCACGGAGTAGTTTACACTCGCTCAGTTACTCTGCGCGGTGACGGTGCACCTGTCACCTTGAAAGGGAACGGAACACCTGTTACTTTGCGAGGCGATGGTGCGCCGGTTGTAGCAGAATGATCAGGTAAGTAACAGTTTGCTGGGGATGAAACGCAGAGAAGATATTCGCAAAGTAAAAAGCATGTTTTTTGACCTTGAGCAACGTGTTAAGGCTCTTGAAGATAAATACGCGAAGCTAAACATGTTTATGCTAAAATTCGTGAATGATCATGCTAAAATTGTCGAGTTCGAAATTGACCTGCCTTACCACTTGTACAGGACCTGGCATGCTCTTAAGCGGGGATCCTTTACTGCTGATGAGATGGCGGCGATAACTGAAAGGTCTCGCGCTGACGAAAGCAGATATCTTAACCTGCTTGTAACTATGGGACTTGCAAAGAAACAGCGTAACGGCAGAAAAGTCGTGTTCACTCTCATTCAAGAATCAAATGCTGATTAATTATGGAGAAAAACAAGATCGGCTTAACGGTTGAAGATTACCGCTGCAAAAGCTGCGGTTATTTGAACGCGGACTCTTTCGTTAAGAACGCGAAGCCTGTCCGCTGCAACCGCTGTCACAGACCGTTTTAATATTGTTAATCAGGTGAGAAAATGTCTACGTCGACTGTTTTCAGGATGAATACTGGCGATTTGCAGCCGTCTCTGCAAGCGACGCTTTTGAATCCCGATGGGACAGCTGCGAACCTGACAGGCGCAACAGTGGTTTTTACTATGAGCCAGCGTGGCGTAGTTCTTTTCAGTAATCCAGCGACGATAGTTAACGCGACCGCTGGCGTGGTCCAGTACAATTGGCAGCCTGGCAACACGAATTATTATGGCAGCTGCATAGGATTTTTCACTGTTACTTACCCGTCTGGCTTGACGCAAACTTTCCCTGTTGGCGCTGACTTGAACATTGTTTTTTCTTTGCAGTATCCTCAGTTCACCACGCTTGGTGAAGTTATCACTCACTTGAACATCATAGGGCCAGACAGTAACGATAATTTCACTGTTTTCGGCTTAACAGTTTCCGCTGATACCGTGCAGGCTCATGTTGACCACGCGAACAAGTACATTTTTTCGCTTGTTCCTAGCTTGTCGCAGGTGACTGACCCCAGATGGCCTAACGCTGAACTAGCCGCTTTAGACCTTGCCTGCCTAGGCGTACTTGTAGCCAGCGTCGGCGGCGCCATGGTGGGTGCATACGATTACTTCTTGGGCGATATGCGTGTTGCGCGTGCAGGACCTTACGCTTCAGCGATTAAGACGGCTATTGCTGGTTACCGGGAAAGCGCCATCCGTAGCCTGCAGAACGTTACCACCGTTGTTGTGGCGGCTGAAGCCGAGGCTGCAAGGCAAGTGCCCAGGTATGAGGGAGGTTTGGTTTCGCCATGAGTCAAGGCAGCGATCTCGAAAATTTGTATCATCATAACCTCGTTCTTGCGAAGGTTAACGGCGTCAAGATGACTGTTTCAAGCACGGAGCTTAAGCGGCTTATGGACGCTGGGTATGATGTTGAAGTCGTCACGCCAATGTAAAGTTAGGGTGCGTGCTATGAGTAAGCGTCGAAGAGAGGAAACTTGGAACTCCAAGATAGAGTTGACCAAATTGAAAATGACATGCTCTAAATCTTGAGGCTTTTTCCGCATGGATGCGCGCGATATCATCAAAGTTATTATAGGCAGTATACGACAACAAAAATCTAAAAGGCACCAATACTGATTTTGTATTAATATTTTCCTTTCATAATTGATAATTGGGAAATACGATGTTCTTGAGTTAACGATATATACTAGGAGAAAACAATATGGGTAAAAGAAAGCGCGAGGTTGTAGTACAAATGTCTAAATTTACTTGCACAGATGTAAGTACAGATGCTGGAAAAAATGACTTGCAGAAATCAGTGGCTAACATAATCAAGCAAAACAAAAAAGTCTTTGACAACCTAGCCAAAAGCTAAAAAGCTAAAGCCCCTACCTTCTTTTCTATGGCTCCCAAGCTCACTGACGAAATTCCTATCGATGAAGAATGGCTCAGAACTTTATATGATGTTCTGATTGAACTTTATAAAAATACAGAACGCCCCATAGTTTCTGGTTTTCCTATTGTTTTGGATTATGACCCGAGCATGTTAAGTGCGTGTGTTCAAAGACCCAGAACGACAATAGGTGGGAAAGCTCTTTACCCTCACATATTGCAGAGAGCCACGATTCTTATGCACTCTATCATTGTCTTTCATCCCTTTGTTGATGGAAACAAACGATCAGCTCTACTGGCAACAAACTTCTATCTTCATTGGAATGGCTACAGGTTTGTGATTCCCTACAATGCTGACGAATACACTATTGAGATTGCTCTGAACCAACACTCACTAAATGATATTCTATCCTGGATAGTTAAGAACACTGTCAGAACACCCATAACTGTGCTGAATAATGTTCTCTGTAGGTCGGATATTAAAGAGTACCCTATTTCCAGGATTCCTCTCAAACAAAGAGTCCCTGTTCTTGCTACAAAGACTTTTCTTCTACGCATGATGCCATACATTTCTTTATCTATAAAATGCGTGAAGAAAGATTAAGAAGAAATGGCAAGAAAAAGTCATGACAGAAGACTTAACAGTATCGTCGAAGAGAAAAAGCTTTAGGGTCCTCGCTTGAACAGTGGATAGAAAATCGTAAGTTACATCCTGATGGCGCCTTCAAGGACGGCAGTAGCAGACCGCTTAAGATTGAGAAGCTTAGCCAAGCTAACATGAAAAGCATGAAAAAATCGGCCAGGTAGCGGCCACCGCCCTTCCGTGATGCTGTGTTGCAGTTTCATTCTGCGCAGGGGTGAAAAAGCAAAGTTATGATTCCTTGTTATTGGGGTACCACTGAGCTTAAAATCACCGACTGCAAGGAATGTTACGCGCGTCCTGCTTGTATGTGTGCTACGCGAGATGAGGAGTCAGAGAAGAATGTCAAGTCCGCCAAGTAACACGTTTCCAGAGAAAATAAGCAACTTGCTCCAGGCTAGTTGGAATAGCGAGAGCACAGGCCTGCAAGTGACGGATGTCTGCTGGAGCCATGACAAGTTTGAAACCATGAACTCAGTTGAGCAAGTGAGCCAGAAAGCGATTATCAGCACGTATAACCCGACTAACCCCGTGTCAATAGAGGTTCTTTCGGCTCAGACCAATTTTATCCACGAAACCGTTGTAATCGACGTGATCTTGCACACGGCAATTTTAGGCGGGACAGACAGTTGCATCGGCACTCGAGAAGCCGTTCGGCAACTGATCCTCGCGGTTATCCACGGGATCCAGCAGCAGACAGGCGTATCATTGCTTGGAGCTGACAGCATTTCAGTCGACGGAGAATATGTCCGCGGTGAGCTACCTCAGATCCAGCGTGAGAGCTTCAAAGTGGTTGTCAGCAACTTTGAGGTGCTGCCGCAGTGAGCGTTAGCATTCAAGTGACTCTTGAACAAGGCCTTACAGTTGCTCTTCAGCAGCTTATGGGGGATTACCCTGAGGCTGTCGGCGCTGCTCTTATGCGTGTGGCCCAGCAGCAGATGCTGCAACTGAGTAACGTGCTTGTACCTGTTCGCACAGGCTTTCTGAAGAGCACTTTAGGGGTGCGGCAGAACAGCAATTTCAGCATCACATTCTACGCGAATGCGCCCTACGCTGCTTACGTCGAGTTTGGCACCCGGCGCATGTCTGCAAGGCTGTTTATGACTAGAGCTTTGCAGCAGTACCAAAACGCGTTTGCTTCAGAGGTTGCTGGGGCTTTGCAGCAGCTCCAGGAAGCGTATTTCGGATAGTTCGGGTGAAATTTGAGTATGTTGTCACGTGATTGCGACGGTTGTGCTCTTTCTTTGTATCAGTGCAAATTGCGGTTTAAGAAAGCGGTGAAGGGCGATAAAGTGTACTGCCCAGACGGCACCGTCCATTTAATTGATTAACCAAAAAGTTGGAGGTGAACGTGAAAGATGAGTACTTTTCTTGGCGTAGGCATTAACGGCGTGGTTCAAATTGCTGGTACAGCAGTGGCTAACCTGAAGAACGCTAGTTTCAGCATTAAGAATGATACTGTTGAAGAATTTGCTACTGGCGGCACTAATCCAAATCAGCCGGTGCTTTTGGCAGCTACGAATCAGCATTATGAGATCAAGGCTGAGCAGTTGTGGACTGATAACACCGCGTTGTCTGACGCGATTGCTTCCGGCACTGCAGTAACTATTATCATTGCCCCGAAAGGCGCAACAACGGGTTCAGGCGCTCCGAAGTACACTTTCAGCAACTGCATCATCACGCAGTTCGACCTGAAGTGGGATGCTAAAAGCGCGGTCAGCGACAGCTTCTCAGCTAAGGCAACATCAGTTGCGGTTGGCACATTCTAAGCGCCGTTCTTTTCCCATTTTTGTTTCCAGTTTTTGACGGTAACTGAGCACTCACTTGTTGCGCAGCAACGCGATTATCGCCTTTCCTTTCTCGGTCATCACGTTGGAGCTGCGAAGTGGCTCAAAAGTTACAGGAGAAATAAAATTTGAGTCAACCAGAAGAGAAATTCGACCAGGAAGGCTTTGAACGTCTCAAGAAGCAGATGGAAGAGTATGAGGTTAAGATGCGGGAGCGCCTTGGCAAATTCAGCATCAACGATGTGCTAAGACAAGCAAAAGATTTGCGTAGTGTCTTCGTTGAAGGCCTCGGTGAAGTCCGTTATGTGCTATTGTCTGAGGCAGATATTAGTGAGATTGCGAAGAAATACCCTGATGATGCCAGGGAAAGAAACCTGCAAGCACTGTTCAGGTCCTTGGCAGTTGCAGATTCAGAGATCACTCTTGAAAAGCTTAAGGCTTTACCTTATGATGTGTCACGCGTCTTGCAGGAAACGGTTTTGAACGCGAGTTTTTTGCCAGCCAGGAAGACGTTGAAGCCTGGTTCAACAACTCCGGCGAACTTCAAAGCCTAATATTGATCTGCCATTTCTACCCAGCGTATGACCTGATTAAAGCTGGAAGGCTTTCGCGTCTTCAAATCCAGACCCTTCTTGAAGGAATTAAGCTGATTCGGAAGCTTGAGAACCCATAGTTCGACTTAAGGTTAGACACAGTTTAAGACTTGATTGCGTTCCAAAATTGGAACAGCTTGTTCCATAAATAGAACTAAATATCATTTATTAAATCGTACTTAGGGGATAAGCTGAAGAAATCAGAGGAATCACTTGAGGCAATGTTGCCACGCGCAGGAAAAGCCAAACCTTTTAAGCACTCATTGCTAGACAGCGGGCGCGTTATGGCGCATGCAAAACATCTTTCAGCATTCGCTGTCATCGTTGTTGTAATTGTACTTGCTGTATTCCTTACTGAGGCTTCAGCTCAATCTTCTGGGCAGTCAAACAGCGGATACCCATTTCTAACGGCGCCCGTGTATGAAGCCTCTTCCGCTTCACAGTTCAAAGTCAACGTGGCATACGCTTACTACGGGGACATACCTGGCAACGAAACGGCGTCCGTGGTTTTTTTGAATTTTACACGCTTGCCAAGCGTTCAAATCACGGGCTGCGACGCCATCGTCGAGCTGTACGGAGTCAAAATAACCAAGGATGTGGGACAAACAGAGTATTATGCTTATTTTATCGGAACCAATTATACGGACGTAGCGGCTTTCTCGCATGAAGAAAACTCTGTTAATGACGTGAATGAACTAGCAAACATTAACATTTACAGCTCACTTAGCGGCAGCTTCAGCGACAACTGGACGGCAGGCACTTCGGTTCTCAGCCCGCATATTGGCTCAATAGCCTTCATTTCAGAGAATCCGCCTGCGCGTGCTCTCGGAGTGTGGAGCGGCGGCAAACCGAAATCCGTCACTGTCACTGTTTACAGGATAGGCTACGAGACCATAACTAACAGTTCATTTACCCTGTACAATGATACAGCGCCATTCGCAGTGGCTACGGCAGGCCTGAGTGAGTACGGAAACGGCTTCCTCTTCAACCAAATGGTGCCCGCATCCCTATTGCCAGAGACGAACCTATTCTATCCGCCCACGGACTTAGCATCACAAGCCTCCTCAGTGCCTGCAACGCCGACTGTGCCCGAATTCAGTATTTCAGGCTTTCTTATAGTTCTTGCACTAGCTGGAGTTGGTATGGCTAGTCTTGTGCATTTCAGGCTAAAGAGGAACCCGATTCCATGAAAAGTACAAAGAAATTCTTCCTTGCTTTGGGACTATTGACGTTAATTCTTGCGTTGTTGGGTGCCAATTCGGTTCATGCTATTGAAGTAACCGCCAAAATCTCTATGAATGCTGTCGAGATTGCTTATGATTCTGGCAAGGGTGAGATATGGGCAACCAGTCTTATACCTTACATAAACGAGATGGGAATGAATGTTTCTATACCTTCGGAGTCAGTCTCAGTAATTTCTGACGCCAATAACTCGTTGGTCTCAACTGTGACCGTAGAAGAGGGCCCGACAAATCTGGCGTATGACTCTGGGAAGAATGAGATGTTTACGATTAATGGGTATAGCACGGTTTCGGTCATTTCGGACCGAACGAATACTCTACTTGCAACCCTTAACTTTACAGGAAATCCTAATTATGGAGGAGCTATGGGGGGTTTAATTTATGATTCCGGGAAAGGGGAAATATGGTTATGGGATTTTTTCACCGGGGTTGTGACAGTAATTTCCGATAGTGCCAACAGCATTATCAGGTCTTTATCATTGGGGAACAATCCAGGTCCTTCAGGATTGATCTATGACCGAGACAAAGGGGAAATATTTGTAATATATGAGCAGGAAAATGGAGGCAAACCGGGAGGCAATCCAGCTAATTTTCTATCGGTAATTTCCGATACCAATTATTCTACTGTTGCAACCATACCTATAAGTGACAATGTCACTCCGGATGCAGCATTTGACTCTCGAACAGGAGAATTATATTTGCCAAGCCCAGGTAATAACACAGTTATAGCTGTATCAGACAGAACTAACTCTCAAGTCGCAACCATTCCTGTTGGAAACCTACCTATACAAGCAACTTATGATTCAAACAAAGGCGTAATATTCGTTGGAAACACAGGTGACAACACAATGTCGATAATATCTGACAGCACTAACAAGGTGATTGAGAACTTTACTGTTGGGTCTTATCTGGGAATGTCAGTTTTTGATTCCGGCAAGGGAGAACTCTTCACTATAACTAGAGACTCAACAATCTTAGTTATTTCAGACTCATCTCTTCCCTCTGTGGCACCTTTGAAGTCAATACCCGAGTTCAACGCCCCGGTTCTATTATTAGCAATGACATTGATAACAACTGTTGCGGTTTCCCTCAGCTTGAAGCGAGCAGGCAAGCGCTCCTCCAAGAGTTTTTAATTCCAATGATTATTTGCCAGTATGCTTCGACTTTTAGAAAAGTTCTGGTTCGGAAGTTGAGAATTCATGAGTGCCAACGTTGAGTTTAATATTACAGCGTTTGATGAAGCGTCAAGCGTTTTCGAAGACCTTAGCAGCAACGCTTCCGAGTGTTTCGACAATGTAGAATCAAGCGCTTCTGAAATGGCAAGCAGCGTTAACACTTCAACTGCCGCAATCGCCGATAATCAGCCTTTAGTCGCAACGAGCATACAGAACAACGTGTCGGCAATCGGCACCATGGCAACTGCAAGCGCAGGCTTAGTCATGAGCGTTTACAGCTTGGAAAGCGCAGAGGTCAGCCTTGACCGAGCGCATGTAACGGTTGAGAAGGACACGACAGCGGTAACTTTGGCTCAGCAGGCTTACAACAAAGCGGTGATGGATTACGGTGCGAACAGCACACAGGCGAAGGACGCTGCGGACAAGCTGAAAGACGCGCAGGACACGCTGTCGGTTGCTCAGGAACGGGTGCAAGTAGCTCAGAACAACGTTAACAGTGCTATGATGATGAGTGCAGTGATGATTATTCCGTCAGCCTTAACCATGTTTACAAGCCTGAACACGCTGTTGACAGCTTACCCGGGGATTGCAACGGCTGTTACTGGCGCAACTGAGGCTGTGGGCACTGCTATGGATTTTCTTGCGGCTAACCCGATTGTCCTCGTAATCGCGGGTATAGCAGCGCTCGCGGTTGGGCTTTACGAGGCTTATGAGCACTGTGCACCCTTCCGAGACGCAGTCAACGATGTTGGCAGCGTTCTTGAAGGCGCTTTTAAAACTGCTTTAACGGACATTGAGAAAGCCATAAGCGCGTTAGGCTCTGCACTTAGTTTTGTGTGGAATGATATTTTGAAGCCTGTGGGCGAATTTTTCAAGGGTATCCTTGTCGCCGATTTAGATGCGGTTTTAGCGCCGATCAACATGTTTGAATCAGCCATCAGCAAGGTAGCGTCGGCGGTGAAGCCGTTAGCAGACATCATCGGCGGCTTAGGCAACGCGCTTAAAGCCTTGTGTTTTGCGCATGCGGCGCCTGCGGCGGAAGAGTTTAACACGCAAATCAGCAAGAGTGTTGAGCTTTCAAGGAATCTTACCGAGAGGTTGGAGCCGTTGAAAAATGGTTTGATGAGTGTTTCTGGCGCGAATGTGAATCAGATGGGGCTCGGCGGCGGAACCCAGCACATCACAGTTAACCCGACGATCAACATTGGCAAGATCGATCGGACGACGGGCCTGAATGACGTGATTAACGCGGTTAATCAGGGTACGGCTCAGGCGTTGCAGAGGCGGTTTTAGGTGAGTTGGCTGATTACTGCTGGGTCCACAACGGTGACCTTTCCCGTGAACCCGCAGAACATTACTGATGAGAACCCGATTGTTGAAACTGACTTTCAGGTTGATGGCCAGCAGAGCGTTGTCGTCAGCGAAGGCTTGGATGTGCGAACCTTGACGCTTAAGGGCTTCTTTTACGTTTCTGGCCAAACCCAGTCTTACTTGGATACTAGCTTTTGTGATCCGCTGCTTAGTCTGAACGGGCAGGAGGTAACTTTAACTTCGCCTATTTCACGGTACAACGGCAGCTGGGTTCTCATTGTTAAAAGCCTTGAGCAGAAAGCAGAGGGCAACCTGCAACGGTACATGTACACGCTTGTGCTTAAGCAAGGCGCAGCGTTCGTGGTGTTGTTCACATGAGTTCAGTTAGCTGGCAGTTTCAGTACTGGAATGGTTCCGCGTGGGTTAACTTCCAGAATGCGCAGATAGACCATATTATGGAAGAGCTCAGTAGCTTAAGCGGCGGCGGCAACGCTGCAGGACAAGAAGAATGCATTTTTGACATTCCAAACACAGCCGCTAACCGGGCAATCGTTCAAGCCTTGCCTTATGCTCAGTGCCTGTTTAATGGCACGCTGATTTTTCCGCTTGCAAATCAATGCGCCCTTATCGGTAAGCTCCAGTATAGCCCCACAACTATCGAGGTTACATTGTACAATGCGGTTTTCATGAAGCTTGCACAGGCCAGTAGCACAGTTACTCAAGCATACACTAACACAGCTGTCTCAACGATTGCAGCCTACATTTGTGGTTTAGCAGGTGTAACCGTAGGCGTTATGCCATCTTTAAACGTGAGCATCACATTTAACAACGCTAACTGTTTCACGGCGATGCAGGATCTTGCGACTGCCTGCGGTTTAGATTATTGGGGTGACGCTAACGGCTTCAACATCGGCACAAGAGACAGCACTCAACAGAAGCTTGGCTACTGTGACGACAACAGCAAAAGAGGCTTAGACTACAGCAAGACAGTTGACACTGTTATTGTAAAAGGTGTTAATGCAAGCGGCGCGGCCATCCAAGGTGCGGTCTACTCTTCCGACTATTCAGCAAGCGACACCGGGAGCATTGCGACCTTTACTGTTAAGAAAGTTTCTGACATTAATACGCTCAATAACGTTGCTGCTTTAAAGCTTCAGAAACTTAACAATCCTAGTGACGGCAATAGCCTGGAGTGTTTGATCAGTCAAGTTGCAACTTGGCATCCTGGCCAATATGTTAGCGCTAATAGGCCTGATTTAGATCTGGTTGGCAGTTACATTATTCAGCGGATCACGAAGAACGTGGTTGTCTGTCAGGTTGAGGTTGACGCTGCGATGCCTCAGATGGACATTGATGCTCTGCAGCAGGATAATGACACAGACGACTTAGCGGGTTACACCACTCAGCCTCAAACGCAAATACCTATCAATGTTACTCTTCAAGGGCTTCTTGACCTTTACCATTTAACGGAAGGCACAGGCACAACTGCAAATGACTCAACGCCTAACATTCCAATGTGCCCTGGCACCATAACTTTTGGTTCGGCCGGCGGTTGGATAACGAGTTCAGCTTTCCCCGGCGAATTCTTTCTTGATATCGCAAGCGGCGGATACGTTGACTGTCCAAATGCAGGCAACTCTATAGGTTCAGGCAGTTGCTCCGCTTTTGCGATCGGCGGATGGTTTAGCCCTTCAGCACTTACAAGTTTAGCGAGCCTGATTGGAAAGGCCAACTGCTATGTCCTTGAGCTCTACGGCGCTTCAGGGGCGATCCGTTTCGGCGTCTATGTCAGTGGATCATGGCAATACCTGACTTCTCCAAACGGCGTGGCAAGCGTAGGCGGCAGATGCTTCGTCATGGGCGTCTATGATGGAACAAACATGTACCTCTACGTTTCTGACCCTTCAGGAATTAATCAGTTGTTAGTTAATCCTGCTACAGGAAACCCCTATTTTAGCCAAGCGCAAACAGGAGCTTTAGGATCGTCAACAAGCGACACTTACCTCGGCGGATCAAATTATGCAGGCGTCATAGCTGAATGCATGATTTGGGGGAGAGCCTTACAACCCAGTGAGGTGCAGGCACTGTTTTTTCAACCCCTTACTCAAGTTGTAGCGAAAAACTATACTCTGCCAGCAGGAGCATATCTCATCGTTGGAACAAGCATAAAAAGCAGTTTCACGGTAACGCTCAGTTATTTGCTGAATGACTGCGTTTCATCAAATGATATCGTTCAATCATCCGCAGGAGGCACGATGAACAGCTACGAATCAGGATACGTTTGTTTGGCCCTTCTGCAATACGGCGGTTCTTCGTATTATTCGCAAGTACAAAGTATCTTAGATTTGTGGGCTTCTCTGCAGAATTCGGACGGCAGCTGGTATCAACAGTATGAGCCTTATTCGCCGTACACTTACATAGCTAATGTGAAAGTGGATTCAGGCGCCGCACTACTTGCATGGGCGATGAGCTACTACGATCAACTAACCAGCGGCACCAGATACAAAACTAACGTTCAAAATGCCATGAGTTTCCTTCGGCAGCTGCAGTATGATCACACTGTAGCTTACTCAACTAACCTGATTGCGAACATGATTGATAATGGAACAACAGACACAACTGCTTTGCTTGCAGACTGCGCAGAATGCCTCTTGTCAGCTAAGCACGCCATGGACGCTTACGGCTCCAGTCTTCAGACAGGTGCAGGCTACAGCGTGCAAACTTTCGCGAATAACCTCTACTACAGCATGTGTGTCAGCGGCTGGCACAGTTCTGCATACTATTTTGACACGTCTTACCCTTATGGTCAAAACGCGCTTATCCCGTTTAATTATCAAGAAAAAATCAGTTACACGCAGGCCCTGTGCAGCCGAGCAGTGTACGAGTTCGCTAAGAGCGCTTATCAGAACGTGGGCGACTACAGTAACGGCATCTGCGAACCTTGCATCGACTACATCATAACGGTTACTCGAGGAGTCTGGGGCGGCATATTCTATTGCCCTTACACAGGAGCCTCTGGTCAAACTCAAAATAATTACTCGGGTTATTCGGCACACATGTGCATTGCAGCAAAAACGGTGAATAGCACAAAGTACGCTTCGTTAACTTCCGGATTAATCGCTTTTATCAAGTGGTGCACGCTTTCAGGCGGTCAAGTTTATGACATGGCAGATCCGACGGGATTGTTGTGGCCAAGTCAATTGCCTTCAGGATCTGCGGGTCCCTTTTTAGCTTTAGATATTGCCTTAGCTCTTCTTGCAGGCGCCGGAAGCTAACTAATTAGTAAATAGAGCCTTTTCCCGCTGACGGCAACCAATCGGTAATGTTCCCCATTTTTTACAGTAACCCTTGGTTAATAGGAGGTGAAAGTGTTTTATGAATGTTCAAACCCAAAATCATCTGAAAACAGTGAGCATGCTGCTAATCGTGGTCGGTATGCTTTCTGTACCTGCCGACTTGCCGTACACCGCTTATGTCGCATCGATTCTCGGTTTACTAGGCGTCTTAAGCTACGCTTTAGCCCATTACCTTGCTGATCCAGCGACTGCAACGGCTGATTTGAACACCGCAATTCAAGGCGTCGCAAACACAATCAATAGCATAAGAAATACCGCTGCTCTTTCAGGCGCGAATGCACAATCGGTTGATCCTAACGTTCTAACAGCCGATATTACAAGCATGCTTAGTCAGCTTGTCACTAAATATAGCCAGGCGCAGGCAGCAGTTCCAACCATGCCAACCGCGAAAACTTCAGGTTAATAATTTCTTTTTAACCCCCTTTTTCTGGGTTAGCTTCATACTAACAATGGATTACTTAAAAAATTGAAGCGGTTTTGGAAAATAAATAGTAAAGTTCTTTGTTTTTTCATTAAAAGCCAAATAATAATTATGTTTTTTCACTTTTTTATCACGCTAATTCCATGGTGAAGGTTTTGGAGCAAAAAGAGAAGAAAAGAGAACTGAAAAAGCAGCTTGAACGGCTGAGCCCAGGAGACTTAGTAATGATTGAATGGTGCGATGCTAGCGTCGGCAAGAGCATGGACAGCGGAGCCGCAATTGACATACCCGTCAAAAGCTGGGGCATATTCATCGGCGTCTTAGGCAGCAGAGCTAAGCATATCGTGATCGCCCAAAACAGTTTCCGCTACGCAGACGGAGTTTACGACCTTGATTACACGGCAATCCCATTAGGCTGGGTATTCAATGTTTCAGCTTTGATGCAGGATTATGTTCCTAAAGAAGTCGCTGGAAAACTCGTGAGTAGCTTTATGGCGGGTGGGCACCGCACTCTCAAACGATCCACAACCTTCCAACGTAGAAGGTTTCAGCAGAGGCTGAGCATAGATGGACGACCCGATTAGACGCGCCTTGACGCGTCATACCTTCCGTCGAGGGCACTTCATCGCGGAAGAACCCGATGACACACTTGTCTACATCGTGAAATTCGGCGTCGGGATGACCGCATGCCTTTCAGCACTTGAGATTGCTAGCATGGGTTTTTTGCATAGTTGGAACAGCGAAGTGTTCAGCGCCATCACAGGCCTAAGTGGGATAGTTATCGGTGTTTTTGTTGGAAGAAAAACGTAAAGCCAAACTTCAAGAAGTGCGCAAGAAGCTGAAAAAGCGCCAAGTCATGGGCGTAACAAGATAACTTCTGTTTTTGATCATTTTTAATTGTTGCCAGCAGAGGCTATGCAACTTGAGAAGGCGTGAATATTTCCGTATCAGGCAGTTTCGAAGAACCTATGATAGGGTAGCAGGTAAGTTCGCATTTAACATTAGCTACGAAACGCGCACTCAGATCACTCCCCGAAGTCTTGTTGTGGCTGAAGCGTTTGGTTTAGGCATCGATGAGGCTCAACGGTTCAAGGTTCTTGACGCTGAACTCAAGATTAGCCCAACCGACATAGTGTACATCAGTGGGGATAGCGGAAGCGGAAAGAGCGTTTTGCTACGTGCCATCAAAGCAGACTTAGATGGTGAAGCAATTGATTTGTCTGAAGTTGCAGTTAATGTTGATAAGCCTTTGATCGAGACTGTTGGCGCCACGGTTGAGGAGGGCTTGAAGCTGCTCAGCAAAGTCGGGTTAAACGACGCTTTCCTGTTCTTGCGCACATACAATCAGTTAAGTGATGGCCAGAAGTACCGCTACCGCATCGCTAAATTGATCGAGAGCGGCAAGCAGTGGTGGCTCATGGACGAGTTCGCGGCTTGCTTAGACAGGGATACGGCGAAGATTATAGCGTTTAACTTGCAGAAGATCGCGCGGCAGCAGGGTAAGGCTGTGATTGCGGCTACTACACATGGCGACTTGTCGAGGGATCTCTCGCCTAGCGTGCACGTGCATAAGCGTTTCGGCGAAGAAATACAAATCAGCTACTATCCCGGCAAGCCCGCGGCAGAGTGCAGTCTTATCAAAGAAATGAGGGTGGAGCAGGGAACGATGGACGACTGGCGTAGACTCAGCCGTTTCCATTACCGAGGACATAGGATTGCTGCTCCCCGCAAGATCTTCAGGTTAATCAGAGGAGAAGAGCTTTGCGGCGTCGTCGTTTACAGTTATCCGCCGCCCCGCTGCCGCGGAAGACGGCTGGTGCTTCCTTACATGTCGATTGAAGAAATTAACAAGCAACTAAGCATCATCAGCCGAGTGGTTATCCATCCAAAGTACCGAACAATAGGCTTAGGTGCCAAGTTGATCAGGGAAACGCTTCCCTCAGTGGGAACGCCCTATGTTGAGATGATCGCAGTTATGGCAAAGTATTCTCCTTTCGCTGAAAAGGCAGGCATGCAGAAAATAACACAGCAGCAATCTGCTAACAGCTTATCTGACGTGTCAAATACGCTTTCCGGGTTAGGTTTTGACCTGCATCTTTTATGCAGCGAACATTACGTTCGACAAAAACTTGAGAGTTTAAACTCTCAACAAACGCACATGCTGAAAGCGGCATTCGCTAAAAACAAACACTTAAGGTTTAGACAAGAGCTCGGCAGCGGACAACCCTTCGGAAAAACATCCGACTACCTCAAGAATGTACAAAGTGCAGACTCAAGTAAAATCGCTAAGCTGATTAAGATCTTTAGTACGCTGCTGCAGGTAAAGGTTTACTTGTTCTGGCGTTCGAATAATAGTGGCAAGGATTAAACTTTTGACGTTAAAAGTTTAGACGGTGTGGAGCCAGCCTCGTCCTCTTTTTTTAAGCTGCTGTACCCCACGTGTATCAGGTTTTTCAGAAATGTAAGAAGCGATGCGTTTACCCCGCTTCTGAGGACTTTGATTGGTTATTTCTTTCTTTATGAACTTGTTCCAGCCGCCAACGTTAGCTTCAGGCTGAACAAAGCGATCAGGATTTTCAACCATGTGCTGCTCAAGAATCTCCTTAAAGCTTAACGCCTTAAAGTCCCTAGTTGCATGAATAATGGTGCCTCTCTCAACACGCAAAAGTGAATAGTCATCCACCGAGATGCCTTCAGCTCTCTCCTTATCGTCGAAGCGCTCACTCCATAAGAGCTCCCATTGAACCTTAAGCTCCTCAACCAACTTTTTCTGAGCTTTAGCTCTACTCTCGTAAGACTCATCCATTGAAGCGTTTGACGGGGAGCTAGGGATCAC